TTTACAAATCAGAGATCAAGTTACATTTACTGTTGCTATTAGAACCTTTGAAAGATTCGTTACTCGCAACAATCAAACAAAAGTTAGACCTCGTGAAAACGATGTTATTTGGTTGCCTTTGAACGAGAAAATGTATCGCATTACATATGTTGAACATGAGAGCGTATTCTATCAAGCTGGTAAATTGCAAGTATATGATATTAAATGTGAGTTAATGGAATATTCTGGCGAAAGATTTGATACCGGTAGACCAGAAATCGATGACTACTTTAGTGATGTAGATATTACAGAAACAAATGTGCAAACTCTTGAAGATGTTTCTAATAACGATGTTATTGCGCAAAACTATACATTTGAACAAGAGGCCGATGATATCATTGACTTCTCTGAAATAGATCCATTTAGCGAAAACATTAGCATCCAGGATTCATAATGGCCATAGCAAATTATTTTTACAATCAAACTACTAGAAAATATGTAGCATTATTTGGTACATTATTTAATCAGATTAAAATTAAAAGATATGATAATGCTGGTAATGAAGTGCAATCAATTATTGTACCACTTTCGTATGCTCCATTTCAAAAGGTACTTTCAAGATTAAATTCTGATCCTGACCTTCTTAATAGTAGAAGAACTGCTATTACATTGCCTAGAATGTCGTTTGAAATTTTAAATATGACATACGATCCAGCACGCAAAATTAATTCAACTCATAAAATGAGAAAAGAATCTAAAGCTGAATCAGAATCTTCACGTAATTTTTTATATGCTTCTGTTCCATATAACATTGATTTTTCATTGTATATTATGACAAAATACTCTGAAGATGCAACACAGATAATGGAACAAATAATTCCTTTCTTTACTCCTGACTGGACTGTTGGAGCTAAAATGGTTCCAGATTTAGATCCTGTAGATATACCTATCATTTTAAATAGTGTAACTACCGAAGATCTATACGAAGGAGATTACGAATCGCGCCAGACTATTTTATATACATTGAACTTTACCCTTAAAGGTTGGTATTTTGGTCCAGAGAAACAAAGAAAAGTTATTAAATTTATTGATGTTGATATTGCGAGCGATACAGTAGCAAATACTACATTTGAAGAATCTGTTGAGGTATACCCAATTAATGTTGCTAACACTGCAGTTGGTTGGGCAGATGTATTATTTGATGATGACTGGGAAGCTAAAGTTAATTATGTAACTGATTACGATACTCGAGAACCATATATTAGTGATATTATTCCAGGTAACGCCGCTGTAGATCTTGAATCTGGCAATACTAATATTGACTTATCTTCTGGTTATGGTCTAGAAGATATAAACGAATAAATATTAAAAAATAGGAAAATAGAAATGGCACAAGTCCTACAACACAGAAGAGCTACAACAACAGAACTTGCTACAGAAACTGGTACTGTTGGTGAGTTTTGGATGGATGAAACCAAAAATACAGTAGTTGTTATGGATGGCACGACAGCTGGCGGTACACCATTAGCAAAGTATTCAGAAATTCCTGTTAATGTATCTCAGCTTTCTAACGATGCTGGTTATATCACATCTGCTGCTGTTTTTAGTGGTGATTACAATGATCTATCAAATCTGCCAACTTTGTTTAGTGGAGCATACGCAGATCTTACTGGTAAGCCAACTTTGTTTAGTGGTGATTACAATGATCTATCAAATCTGCCAACTTTATTTGATGGTGCTTATGGTAGTTTAACTGATAAACCAGATCTTTCACAGTACGCTACTATTTCGTATGTTGGTAGCCAATTGGCACCATATGCTACACAATCTTTTGTTAGTTCTCAACTAAGTAACTATGCTACTGAATCTTTCGTATTTTTAGGATATGTAAGTAAAACAGCTATAAAGGCTGCAGCAGCAAGTTCTGCCGATTTTAACGCGTTCAAGGCGGCTATTGCTGCATTATAAAGGTGACATATGCATGATGATAAAATTGCTTCAGCACTTGGTATAGTACCCCTAGAAGAAGCTAAAAGTAAAATTGAAGAAAATACAGAGCAAGAGCCAGAGTTACCTATAGTACAAACGGAAACTAGTCCACCTGCAATTATTGATAACGGTGCTGAAGAAAATTTAGAAGATCTAGAAGAAGCTCGCCAAAATGTTAAAGGTGTTATTGAAACTGGTGACGAAGCTTTAAGAGAAATGCTTGAAATCGCTAAACAATCTGAGCATCCTAGAGCATTTGAAGTTGTTTCAACATTAATGAAAACAATGCTAGACGCTAACAAAGATTTAGCTGATATATCAACCAAGAAAAGATTTATAAAAGAAGAAATTGCTGGTCCTAAAGAGGCTGCACAAACTAACGTAACTAATAATAACTTAATTGTATCAACTGCCGATCTCTTAAAAATGATTAAAGGTGAGAACGAAGATGGCTGATGGTTATTTAGGAAATCCCAATCTTAAAAAGATTGGCGAGCAAATAGAGTGGACTCCAGAGTTATTAAAGGAGTATATGAAATGTGCTCAAGATCCTGTTTACTTCGCAAAAGAATATATTAAGATTGTACACGTCGATAGAGGATTTGTTCCTTTTGATATGTACGATTACCAAAAAGAAATTTGCCAAAAAATCTTTGATAATAGACGCGTTGCAGTATTAACAGCTCGACAATCTGGTAAAACAACTACGGCTGTTGCAGTTATCCTACATTACATTTTATTTAATGAATATAAAACTGTTGCTATTCTAGCCAACAAAGGAGATGCCTCTAGAGAGGTTATGGCAAGGGTTAAGTTAGCCTTTGAAGCATTACCTAAATGGCTACAACAAGGCGTAGAGGAATGGAATAAAGGCAACATAGCCTTAGAAAATGGTTGTCAAGTATTAGCCGGTACAACATCTTCTAGTGCAATTCGTGGTAAATCTGTTAACTTTCTATACCTTGATGAGGTTGCATTTATTGAAGGATATGATGAATTTTTCGCATCTGTTTATCCGACAATTTCATCTGGTGAATCTACAAAGCTTCTAATGACGTCTACTCCTAATGGGTTGAACCACTTTTGGAAAACATGTAAAGGCGCTAAAGAAGGTACTAACGGCTATGAGTACGTTGAAGTTATGTGGTATGATGTTCCAGGTAGAGATGAAAAATGGAAAAAAGAAACTATTGAATCTCTTGACCATGATGCTGAAAAGTTTGCTCAGGAATACGAGTGCCAGTTTTTGGGAAGTTCGGGTACACTGATTAACGGTGCAGCTCTTAAAGCATTATATGCAGACAATCCTATCGCGCAAAGTGAAGGTTTTCTTCAATACGAAAAACCCGAAAGAGGCAGACAATATGTAATTACTGCTGACGTTGCGCGCGGTAAAGGTTTGGACTATTCTACATTTAACGTATTTGATATTACAGACATGCCATACCGTCAAGTTGCAGTTTATCGCGATAATATGATTGGTCCTATTGACTTTGCATCTGTGTTAAATCGCGCTGGTTTGATGTATAATAGAGCAGGGATACTTGTAGAAATTAATGACATTGGCGGGCAAGTCGTCGATGTATTACATATAGACTTTGGTTATGAAGATTTACTTTACACTCAAAACTCTGGGCGCAGTGGTAAAGTACTTAGTGGCGGCTTTGGCCGAAACGTTGAGAATGGAATACGAACAACAAAAACGGTAAAAGCAACTGGATGTTCAATGTTAAAAATGTTAGTAGAACAAAATCAACTATTAATTAGAGATTTTGAAACTATACAGGAATTGAGTAGATTCTCTAGAAAAGGTACATCATATGAGGCTGAATCAGGATTTCACGATGACCTTGTCATGAACTTAGTATTGTTTTCATGGATGACAGAGCAAGCATATTTCAAAGACATGACAGACATAAATACATTAACAGCGCTCAGAGAAAAAACTGAAGAGCAAATTGAAGAAGAAATGTTACCATTTGGTTTCATTGATGACGGCGAAGATTACTACGAAGATGATGGTCTTAGGTTATGATTGCTCAAAATAAAGCAATTTTATAAATAGAAACAATGATATTAAAGACGCGTTTCTAATTAAATAAAGGAGAAAAACATGGCTTTTTCCGTAAGTCCTTCCGTCATTGTTCGCGAAGTGGATGCAAGTCAGACTGTGCCTGGTGTTGCGACGCCACCAGGAGCAATTGCCGGAATTTTCAAATGGGGTCCAACAAATGATCCTATTTTAATTACTTCAGAGAATCAACTAGTTGACCGTTTTGGCAAACCTACAGACGACAACTATGAGACATTTTTCACTGCTTCTGATTACTTGGCATATTCTAATGCACTTTATGTAGTGCGTGCTGATGATGGTTCAGACACAGCGTCAAGTTCTGATATTATCTTGTACCCAGAAGGTGCAGTTGATGCATCTAATAATAGTATTGCTGGTGATATTGATGTAGCTAACAGTACCTTTGGCGCATTTGATGCCAAATATCCTGGTGCACTTGGTAACTCTATCGAAGTAAGTTATTCTGTAGCTAATACATTCTCGAAAACAATTTCTGCAGTTGGTGATATTTCTGATAATGCTATATCTAATACTGCAATCACTCAAACTTTCGAGTTTAACTCAAATACAGTAACATACGAACTTGCAAACACCGCAACTTTGCCAGTACTTACCCCTGGCGATGTTCTAGTTGTTGGTAACTCAAGTGTTGGATATCAAGAACTAATTGTAACTGGTTCAGCAAGAGAAGAAATTACTGAAACCACTGGTTCTGGTAACACAGCAGTTACTACTACAATTGGCTACGAACAAACTATTAACTTCAAAAATAGATACAGCTTAGCAGAAGAAGAGCTAAACAATATTTCTATTACTAAAAAGTGGCAACATAGTTCTACATTCGGTAAAGCTCCAGATGCAGGTAGTGTACACGTAACCGTTATTGATAAAGATGGTGGAATTACTGGTGCACCTAATACAGTACTAGAAGTATTTGAAAACCTATCATTAACTGAAGGCGCTGTTACTGCACAAGGTGCGGCTAACTACCTACCTACAGTAATTGAAAAATCTTCTTCTTGGGTAACAGTAGCTAATACAGCACCTATTTCTACTCTTTCTGGATTATCTTCTGAAAGCGCAAGCGCAGTAAATGCTTATGAAAGACTAGCAGGCGGTAGTGATGCTTCCACTGAAACTAGTGCTACACTTGGATCTCTAGCTTTTGCTTATGATACATTAAAGAATACTAACGAAATTGATATTTCTTTTGTTCTTCAAGGTAAAGGCGACAACGCTGGCACACGAGCTAACTACATTGTTTCAAACATTGCAGACTACCGTAAAGATTGTGTTGCATTCCTATCACCATCTAAAGAAGCTGTTGTTGATGAACTCAAAACAAACTCTAAGATGGAAAATGCAATTACTTATCGTAATAAGATCCAAAGCTCTTCATACTGGTTTATGGATTCTGGCTACAAATACCGTTACGACAAATTCAATGATGTATATCGTTGGACTCCATTGAATGGTGATATGGCTGGCCTAGCATCTAGAGTTGATCCTTGGGAATCACCAGCTGGTTACAGAAAAGGTATCATTAAGAATATCGTTAAACTAGCATTTAACCCAAATAAAGCTCAAAGAGATCAATTATATAGCTCTGACGTTAACCCAGTTATGGCTCAAGCGGGTCGCGGCATCGTTCTATTTGGCGATAAAACTGGCCTTGGTTATAACAGTGCATTCGATCGTATCAACGTTCGCAGATTGTTCATTGCAATTGAAAAAGCTATTGCAACAGCATCTGAAAGCTTCTTATTCGAGTTTAATGATGACTTTACACAAACTCAATTTAAGAACATTGTTGATCCGTTCCTACGTGACATCCAAGGACGCCGTGGTATTATTGACTTCCGAGTTGTTTCTGACTCTACTGTTAATACTCCTGAGATTATCGATCAAAACAAATTCCGCGCAAGCATTTTTGTTAAGCCTGCACGTTCTATCAACGTTATTGAACTTACATTCGTTGCAACTAGAACCGGTGTTGAATTTGACGAAATCGTTGGTCAGCTAACTTAATAAATACTTAAAAAGGAGAAAGACACATGGCATTTAACATCAACCAGTTCAAATCAGAACTCGTGGGTGGCGGTGCACGTCCTACGCTTTTCCAATGTCAGATCACCAATCCGATTAATCCGGCTGCCGACATCAAGATTCCATTCATGGTTCGTGCAGCTGGAATTCCAGAGTCAACTGTGGGACAGTACACTGTCCCATACTTTGGGCGTCAGGTTAAATACGCAGGTGATAGGATATTCGCAGATTGGACTGTAACTGTTATCAACGATGAAGACTTCGCTATCCGTAACGCTATGGAAGAGTGGATGAACTTTATTAACTCTCATGATTCAAACTCAAGAGGGTTGCCACAACAGTACAAATCTACTGGTCAAATTACACAATTTAGTAAAGATGGTTCTATCTTGCGTACATACGTATTTGAAGGTATGTTCCCGATCGCCATCGATGGTATCGCAATGGATTGGTCAGCTACGGATTCTATTGAAGAATTCGGAATTACATTCCAATATGATTTATGGAAAGTTGAAGGCGGTAACACTGGTATTCCAACTACCTAATTTTATATAATGAGGAAATAAAAAGTGAAGTTATTTGGATTTGAAATAAAACGCGAAGA